GTGTGTAGAAAATAGGCGCAAGTTTAGACAAGGTAAAAATATTGTAAATGATAGATAAAGGTATAGTCCAATCCTTTAAGAAATTAAAGGTCAAATTGTATGTATCAGGCAGGTCCGGCTAAGATTGCAGAGACTGCATCAGTTTCAGTAGACGAGGCACGGCAGTTCATCAATAAATACTTTAGAGAGGCAAAATCTTTAAAACAGTATATCGAATCGGCAAACTCACAAATTGAGAATAATTCTTATATTTACTCTCACTTTGGTCGTAAACGTAGACTTCCCGAGGCTCGTTCGCCTAATCGAGGAGTAGCTAAACATGCTATTCGTTCCGGGGTAAACTTCTTAGTTCAAAGTGTTGCTTCAGATATTAACATTCTTGGGCTAATTGACTTAGTTGAATGGATTAACGAAGAGGGTTATCAAGATTCAATTTTACCTTTTACTGTAGTGCATGACTCTATTGTAGCTGAGGTAAGAGAAGATTTAGTAGACCTATATATTGAAAAAACTCGTGAATTTATTCAGCGAGACAGAGGTTGTTCTATTGAAGGATGTCCAATTACTATGGACTTTGAAGTTGGTCCAAGTTGGGGCGAACTAAAGGATTACAAATGAGACTAATAGATACTACAGACGAAAGATTATATACACCAGTAGTTAAGATAGAGAACCCAAGTTCTCTATCTATTCGTCTGCTTAGAGATAAAATGCTAAAGATTGTTCGAGCAGAGCGTGGTGATAGTATTACTGCTAATCAAGTTGGGAAATCTATCGCACTTTTTATAATGAGACACAACTCATCATATTTAACTTGTATTAATCCAGTAATTCAATGGAAGTCAGATGAAGTAGAAAAGTATCAAGAATCTTGTATAAGTTTTCCAAGCATCTCTTTAAAACTTTTAAGAGCTAAAACTGTTATAGGCTCCTACGTAGATTTAAAAGGTCAATCGCATATAACTACGTTTTCTGGTAATAGCTCTATGCGATTTCAACATTGCGTTGACCTTTTACAAGGAAAAACCTTTATTCAACATGAGCAAATATAGCAATATAAATTATCCTTTATATGGTTTATCGTCTATAATTACACTTGACTTTTCTTTAAACAAGATTTACACTACTATTAAAGGTCAAACTTTTATTGTAGATGATAGGTCTATACCATCAGAATCATATTTTACGCGCCTTTTACATTTAGAATTGGAAGAACAAGAGTTTCCTCGCATTAAGTTTGACTATACAATAAGAACTTTAGAGGAACTTGTAAAATCTAACTGTAAAAGCGCATTTGATGATTCAGCTCGCCTATATAATTTTTATGAAAAAGAAGCGTTTACATATAGTGAACGAGAAATAGTAAGAGAGCATAATGGATATATTTGGTTTAGTCGAATATCATACCCATTCAGACTTGATGTAGAAAATATAGGTGAAATAATAAAAAATAAGCAAAACTATTTTGGAAAACTTGCTTATATAGATTATTGCTGGTATTTATTAGGCTTATCTGACGAAAAATCAACTAAGGATAAAATACTATTGTAAAATGAGTAAGATTAAAATTAAAGCGGCTGTTATTTCTGAAAAGATTTATATTAGACCAGAGCACATTAATAATATTAGTCAACTTGAATCCGCTTATACATATAACTTAGGGGAAGAGTTTCATTGTACTATAGAGTATGATGATCAAAATAAACTATACTCAGTCCCAAGCAATTCATACTATAAACTTGATATAGATGATATAGAAGATTTAAGAAACTTTGAAGACATTCAAACCTCTCTTGAATTTGCAGGAAAACTGCGACCTGAACAAGAAGAGGTTGTAGATAAGTTTTTTAATATAGGTGATAGAGTAAGAAGTGGCCTTATTCATGCCGCTTGTTCTTGGGGAAAGTCTTATGCTTCTTGTGGACTAATAGCACGTGCTAATAAACCCACTTTAGTTTTAGTTCATACAAAGCTGTTATTTGACCAATGGATTGACTTACTAAAAACACTAATACCTAATACACCTATAGGAATGGTAGGCGATGGTAAGTATGATGTTCAAGATATTACTGTAGGTCTATATAAAACAGTATTAAACAATATAGATGATTTGCATGATAGATTTGCTCTACTAATTGTAGATGAAGCACATTTTTCACCAGCTGATATGTTTTCGTCTGTTGTTAATTCGCTAAACTGTAGAGCTAAAATAGCAGTTACAGCTACTCCACAAAGAAAAGACGGTAAACACATAGTATTTTCTGACTATTTTACGCCTTATGTTGTAAAAGCCAGAGAATCTCGTAAGTTAAGTCTTCCTATGGTTAAAATTAAACAAACCTCAACTCAGTTTATTCCTATTAACCCAAAACGAGACTGGGTAAGAGAAGTAAATAAACTATCTAAAAATAGACAGTATATGAGTGTAGTTAAAACACAAGCTATGCACTATATTCAAGAAGGAAGGTGTTTATTAATTTTAGGAGACAGAGTTGAGTGGTTAAAACAACTCCAGGAACGTATACCTAAGTCAGTTCTTTTAATTGGGGAAACTAAAAATAGAGATGAAATATTAGAAGGAATGGGAACAGAGTATAATGCTGTTCTAACTACAAAACTATTTGATGAGGGTGTTTCTTGTCACAGACTTGATACCTTATTCTTAACTTTTCCTTCTAACAACCCAATTAAACTTGAGCAACGTATTGGTCGTATACAAAGAGACCATCCAGATAAAAAATATCCTCTTATTGTTGATTTCTGGTTGCACGGTAATATTGTAGAAAAACACCAGGAAAATAGACTTCGTTGGTATAAAGATAGAGAGTTTATTATAGTATGACAACGTATTTTAATTGGTATGAACTTAGGGTAAAAGCTAATAAGGACCCTACATCAATTTTAATATTGACATATGCTCTATCAGTTGGATATAATAAAAAAATAGCTAATAGAATACGTCATCTTATGGTTATCTTAAAAATATCTGAGATTCCAAGAGAGAGTTTAAAGTATTTTTTTCAACATACTCCAGAACGTAAACAAAAGGCAGACTATAGTTTATATAGTAAGTTAAAAACTATAGAACCTCAGAGCTATTTTATAAACAGTTCTTTTCTTAAAGCAAAAAAACCTGTTATTCATAAAACGAACTATATTAAACTTCTTTCATATAGAAGAATTGGTGATAGTTCTGCATATATCTATAAAGATATTTTAACAAGTGGTCAACTTGCTGCAATTAAAGAAAATCCCTTTGTTAGAGTAGGGGATACAAAAATATACTTTACAAGAGAATTTACCTAACCAAAGAACATAGTTCAAACTGAAAGGAAACACAAACTAATGGTAGCTTGGGATAAAGCAAAAGGACAAACAGGGTCAGGCGCGCAACGTAGAGAAATTGAGCGTATTAATTTAGATGTTGGAGATACACGTATCCGTCTTATTGGCGATGTAATGCCTCGTTATGTGTATTGGCTAACAACAACAGAAGGTAAGCGTATGCCAGTAGAGTGCTTACGTTTTGATAGGGATCTTGAAATCTTTAATGATAGCAAGAAAGACCCTATGAAAGAGATTGATGAAGCGTTATACTCAGATAAGCCGCAATTTGCTTATGTTTGTAATGCAATTGATAGAAAAGACGGAAAGATTAAGCTGCTTGATTTACGGGCTACAATTTATAAACAGATTGTAGCACTTGCAGTCAATCAAGACTATGGAAATCCTGCTGACGCAGATAATGGATATGACGTCACTATTAAGAAAGAGAAGACTGGGCCCCTGCCCCAGAACGTCAAGTATTCAATCATGCCAGCGCGTAATAACTCTCCACTAACAGAAGACGAACGTGCTGCTGAACTTTATGATTTAAACGCAATCTTTAAACGACAGACTTATGAAGAGCAGAAAGAGTGGCTACTAAAAAATACTACGTATTTCTCAGATGATGCTGGCGATGACTTTTTACCAGAAAGCGTAGATGATTTAGATTAATGAAACGACGATTAACTGATATTGATGTTGGAGAAGAGCTTGTCTCTTCTCCATCTATGTTAGAACACTCTGAAGACGGCTCTACAAAAGTAGACGTAAAAAAACTAAGAGAAACCTGTAGTGTATTTTTTGCTACACCTTGTTATGGTGGAATGGTCACAGACCAGTTCTTTTTAAGCATGTTTAAAGCATCTCAAGAACTTGCAAAGTATGGCATTACTTTTAGACTAACTACACTAAGAAATGAAAGTTTAGTTACACGAGCCAGAAACATCTTATCTGCTATGTTTTTAGACTCAGGAGCTACTCACTTATTTTTTATTGATGCAGATATTGAATTTGAACCTGATGCGGTTATTAGGGCTCTTGCAATGGATAAACCTATTGTAGCAAGCGCATACCCTAAAAAAGCTCTTCCAGTTCAATACGCTTTAAACTTTAAGTATTTAGACCCAGTAAAAAAGAGTTTAAATATATCAAATGGTGCAGTAGAAGTTCAAGATGCTTCTACAGGATTTTTCTGCATTAAACGTGAAGTATTTGAGCGTATGATGGTTGAATACCCACATCTTCATTATAAAAACGACTCTAATATCGCTCCGCACTTACAGCGATACTGCTATGCGTTTTTTGATACGGCGATTGACAATGATGAACAGGGAGATTCAAGGTATCTTTCAGAAGACTACTTTTTTTGCAGGCAGTGGCAACGACTGGGTGGCCAAATATGGCTTGACCCACAAACTAAACTTAATCACATAGGCTCTTATACTTTTGAGGGCAATGTATCATCTATTATAGGAAAAAAATAATGAAACTAATTTTAGCATCTATCTTAGCATTAGGCATTAGCACATCAGCATATGCACGAGACCAGATTAGAGTTGTAGGCTCTTCTACTGTATTTCCTTTTTCAACAGTTGTAGCAGAGCAGTTTTCAAAAATAACTTCTTTTAGGTCTCCTGTTATTGAGTCAACTGGAACAGGAGGCGGTATGAAACTATTCTGTTCTGGTGTTGGTGTAGAATACCCTGATATTACAAATGCTTCTCGCGCAATTAAAAAGTCAGAAGCCGAAACTTGCGCAAAGAATGGCGTGACACCGATTGAAGTGATGGTTGGTTATGATGGAATTGCTATTGCAAATAGCAAAGATAGCACTCAACTTCGAGTCTCTTCAAAAGAGCTCTTTCTTGCCCTTGCAAAAGAGATTCCTGTAAATGGTGTTATGGTTTTAAATCCATATCAAACTTGGTCAGATATTAATCCAAGTCTTCCATCAACAAAGATTGAAGTTCTTGGTCCTCCACCAACGTCAGGCACTCGTGATGCGTTTCTTGAACTTGTAATGGAAAAGGGCGCTAATACCTTTCCTGAACTAAAGAGTCTTGATAAAAAAGCGTTTAAGGCGGCAGCCCATACAATTCGCGAAGATGGGGCGTTTATTGAGGCTGGTGAAAATGACAACCTAATTGTTCAAAAATTAGTAGCAAACCCATCTTCTGTAGGAATTTTTGGATTTTCATTTTTAGAGGAGAATCGTGATAAAGTTCAAGGTTCTTTTGTTGACGGCGTAGAACCGTCCTTTGAAGCAATCGCAGATGGTTCATATGCTGTTTCTCGTCCTCTTTTCTTTTATGTTAAGAAAGAGCATCTTGAAGTAATTCCAGGCATTAAGACTTATGTTGATCTATTTCTTTCAGAACAGATGAGTGGTAATGAAGGATATCTCCTCGATAAGGGGTTGATTCCACTACTAAATTTTGAAGAGAACAGAAACAAAGTGTTATCCTCTTTCTAAATATAAAGCAAAATACCCTTTGACTTTTTAAAAGTAAGATAGTATAGTTAATATACTATCTTATTTTTTTGGAGGGTAATATGATAAATATTTTAGTATCAGCCGACTGGCATATAAACTTACATAAGAAAAAAGTAAAATATAACTGGAGTGTTAACCGATTTAAGCAATTTTTTACACAAATTTTAGAACTTGAAGAATCACATGACATTCATATTATCTCTGGTGATATATTTGATAAAAAACCTGAACCAGATGAAATTTGCTTGTTTTTAGACTATATAAATTCAGTTAAGATTCCTACTTATATTATTCCTGGAAATCATGAGGCTACTAAAAAAGGTAGTTCTTTTTTAGAACACTTTTGTGAGCATAATGCTATAAACAATCCATTAGTGAGTATTTTTACTAAAAATACAAGAGTTACAGTATTAGGCCAACAATTTTACTTTTTTCCTTATGGAGAAGTTGAAACAAAGAATCTATTGGCTCATCAGTCTGGAGAGATTTTAGTTTCTCATATTCGTGGAGAGGTTCCGCCACATATCACAGAAGAGTTTGATTTTGAGCGTCTAAGACCGTGGAATCTCATCTTATTAGGGGACCTACATTTCTATCATAGGCATAGAGATTTTAATGCTTGGTATCCAGGCTCTCCGCTAAATACTACTTTTGACAGAGATACATCTCGAGATTATGGTGTACTTTCTATAGAGTTTATTTCGATAGACAAGTATAAAGTAAACTTTATAAACTTAGATTTACCAAAACTTATACGAAAAACAGTAAAGAACAAAGAACAAATGAAACCAGACGATAAACACTATGTAATATATGAAATTACTGGGTCTTTAGATGAACTTGCTGCTGTAGAAAACTCTGAACTGCTTGATAAAAAAATAGCGGTAAAACCATCTTCTCAAGCTACTCTTAATTTACATAATCTTTCTTTAGTAGAAGAAGTAGAACAGTATTTGCAATTTAAACAAATAGAACAAAAAGACTTAATCTTAAATGAGTTTAAGCAGTTAGGAATAGTAGAATGAGGGTAGAATTACAAACACTAACTTTTACAAATATGTTTTCTTATGGAGAACAGAATTCAATAGATTTAACTGGCGAAAAGATTAGACAACTTGTAGCGGGTGTTGGTAGTGGAAAAACTTCTATTTGCCTTATCTTACAAGAATTATTATATTCTAAAAATGTAAAAGGCATTAAAAAGTCTAACATCTTAAACCGCTATTTAGATAAAAAATCTTGGTCAGGCAGTTTAGACTTTACAGTAGACTCTATTCCTTATAAGGTTGAAGTGTCAAGAACAGGTGCATCAAGCAAAGTATTTTTATATAAAGATGGCGTAGATATATCAGAGCATAAAGT